CTCTAAACGAATCATACCATTTTTAAGTTCTACCACTTTGTAATCTGCATCAGAAGCTAAGGTTTTATTTTCTTTGATATGTTGTTTTAAAGTTTTCATTTCTTTTTCTTTTTCTCTAACTCTTTTTCTTTATCACCATACATTCTATGGTAAGCAGTTGTATATTGTGACTTTTTCATAGGTTTAGATCTAGCTTTTTTATCCCCTGGTGCATCTTTATACGCCCTTGGGTCATCATCATCCATCTCTGCCTGTTTATTAAACTGTGCTCTTCTCTTAGCGTCTGTTGAATCATTTCCTTTACCTGGATTAGCTTCGAAATCTTTTCTTAGTTTATCTCCATGTGTATCTCTTTTCTTTTTCTTTTCTAAGAAACTTCTAAAACTTCTTTTAGTTTCTTTCATACCTTCGCCTGGAGTCATCTTCTTATATTTCTTAGTTAACTTATCTGTTCCTTCTTCTCCAGCTAAGGTTTCTAAATATTCAAATAGTTCTATATCTTCTAACCAACATCTACGTTTACTAGAACCAAAATCAACCATAACATAGTTAGCTCCAAGAACTGTAATCTTTCCAACCTCTTGGGTTTCTTTTATTATAACTTCGTCACCAGTTCTAAATAGTTTTCCGTTTACATAATCTTCTCTTCTGTCGGAAACTTTTTCTAACTGTACATGTTTTCTAAAGTCTTTGGATTCTTTTAAACCCATACCAGCTCTTACTGCATTGAATAGGCTTTCTACTTCTTTAAATCCTTTTGGCATACCTTTCGCAAAAAGTTTTAAATCATTATCAGAGGCTGCAGCTCTTAATTTAGAAGCTGACATACCAATAGCACCTTCGGCGTCCGGATCGCGTTCGCCCGCGCTTACGACCTTTACCCCATTCTCAAATTGGTAAAAGCCATGTCTTCCTTTAACACCATTATATTTGTTAAAGAGTTTATTAAATTCTATGATTCTATCTTCACCAGCTACAAATGTAACCTTTGTATATCCTTGGTCATATAGAGCAACAATAACATCAAATGCTGTTCTCATTCCTTTATCAGCCATAATGTTTCTAGCATGTTTAGGAAACATCTTTCTCATAAACTTTACTTTTAATTTAAAGTCTAATGGATTCTTTTTAGCATCTTGAGATTGACTTGGATATATTCTATATGTTCCACCTCTTGCTAATTTCTTTACTGCTTCCATTAATTTTTCATGACCAATAGTTGGTGGATTAAATCGACCAAATGCAAATACTACGTCGTTCGTGTTTTCTTTTAAATAACTACTAAATGATTTAAATTCTTTCATATCAATCTTTTCTCAATTTTGCTTTATCAGCTTTTTTTACGGCAGGGAGAAGTTTCTTAGCAAGTTTCATTATCTTGCCTTTCTTCTTTGATACTTTCTTTTCTAAATCACCTCTTGCGGCAAAAGAAAGCTCAGACTTATCTCTTCCTTTTAATATCTTCTTTATAATTAAATTACGGGCTTGCTTAACTGCTCTTGACTTGAGCTTTTCTGGGGATGCGAGTTTTTTTGCAGCTTTCTTTCTACCAATTGCGATCTTGGCTTTATTCTTTCTGAATGCTGCCTTCATCTTCATACGAGTTGCCATTGACAAGGCCTCGTCTGTTTGAAGAAACTCTTTAAATGATTTCATATCCTCGGTTATTCCCATTTAGCCTGGATTATCCCAGCCTTTAATTATATCTGGCGAAAAGTTGTTGTAGGAGAATTCTAATCTATCAACAAGCTTTACCGCTCCACCTTCCGTACGATCTATGGCAACAAAACCTTCTGCGTTGGTTACCTTAAATCCGGATTTTGTTTTTACAAACGTCCCAATATTACTGAGACTGTTAAGTTTATTTATAATAATTAATTTACTGTCTACAATAAAATTCTGTAATTCAAAGACATTTTGTAGATTTTTTTTATTTTCTTTACTGAAAAATGACATAACTGCCGATTTTTTTGCCTCTACGCCAGCTTTTCCTTTAGGTGATTTCATTTTATCTGCTTGTTTAGCGTATCTGTTATTCACCCAATCTATTAATTCGTCAACGTGTTTACCCGTGTCGGTTATTCTTTTTCTTTCTCTAACTTTTGTATTGTTAAATATATTGATAACCATATTTAATTCTTTATTACTTTCTATCTCTTTTAATACTCCAGATTTTATTTTTTGGAATATCTTTCCTGCATTTGATAATGCTACTGTAACTTCTTTTGTTGTTTTAGAATCTAATACTGCACCGGATGTTCCAGGTAAAGTTGCGTCCTGCATCCAAACAGATTTAGATTTTTTTAATTTACTAGCTATCTCACCACCGAAGGAAGCTTTCATTGTTTGAAATGTTGCTCCTGAGTAAGATGTGTGCCATACAATACCAACTTTAGCGGAAGCTATTTGTTTAGCTAAAGGTGTTCCAACTGGAATTGCATAAGCGATTGTATTGGGATGGAACACTAAATGTTTTTTCCCATCGATCTTTTCTATCTTAAGATCTTTCCTTTCAAACATAAAGTCACCTTGGATAACACCTTGTATTCCAAGATCCTTTAGTTCATCAAATGCGAGCTTAAGTTTTTTATTCAGATCTCCACTGGTATCATTATCAATGTCATCATGATTTTTATATACCTTAGCTCCAGTTTTTGCAAAGATGCCTTTCTTTGCAACGAAGAATTGACCATCGCTTGGATCAATTCCCGCGAATACGGCGGGAGCACCGTCCCATTTAACAGTGACGTCAACTGCAGTGGGTGTATTCCCAGCAAGCATATCCCTTAGTGATCGAAGGGCAAGTATTGCCTGTCTGGCTCCCTTAACTCCACCATCCAAAACTAGATCCTCAATATGGGTCATGTGAGTATTCTTAGCCTCTGGAATGTATTGTTTAAGTGATTTCATTTATTTGTACCTTTAAAGTATTATATCCTTTTATTAGTCTATGGTAAACCCCTTTCGGAATAAATACCTTTTTAACATCGTTTAATAACATAGGTAAACAATCTTCTATTTGTAATTGCCAACCTTCTCCTTCTAGTATTTCTACTTCACGATCTGAATTATCTCTATGCCAAACATATTCACTATCAGGTGCCTGAACATTAAATGTTCTGATACCATCTTGTTCAGTATAAGGTTTACCAGAAATAATTTCCGCCACCTTTTAATCCTAACTGTTTAGCATATCTAGGCAAATTACATGCCCAATATCCAGGAGCTAATTTATCTTTCTTATTCGGACAATCATGTCTATCCGAAAAAGCTTTAGCTCTTTCTTTGTCATTAATTTTTACGTCTCCACCTTCTACATCTTTTGCGTTTCCGAAATTAACTTTCTTAACGTTTCCTGATGAAGGGTCTTTTACATATACTACGAATTTTTTTGGACCTGAACTTCTTCTTGGTTTATTTAGTTCAACATTATCGCCTTGGTATTCTGCCTCGACCATAGGTTGTTCCAAAGGAACCATTTTACCTTCATATAATCCAAAATGTCTATCTTTAAATGATTTCATTTTCCTACCTTTATGTAAGTTGAAGAATCAGTCATATTTGAACCTGCATAGTTAACAAAGTTTGTCATAATGTTATCTGCCTTTTGTCCTATATTCTTTTGTAAGAAATACGCAACATATAAAGCAGCAAGTTTAGCAGAGATCCATGTCCAATCTTTTTTCTTTATTTCTTCTTCAAAGTCTTTAAATTTTGCACCTTTATAGAATTCACTATATAAATCAAACATTAATTTAGTAGATCTCTTATCACCTCTTGCTATTTTCTTAGCTTTTGGTTTAATACCCTTCGCGTGTGCGGGAGGAGCTTTACCAACAGTTCTTTTTATAAAGTCTAGCATAATACCCCAAGATAATCCACCACCTCTGGCTTTCTTACCTTTTATTTCAGCTTTGTTTGAATCACCTGGAGAGTTATCCTTAAATGTCATAGCTCCAGTATCATAAACAAGTGTCATACCTTTTGATGACCAAAAGGTTCCACCTTTGGATTCTAGTTCAATTGCTTTTAATTTATGTCTTGGGGTTTCTGGTGGTACTTTGTTATTATATTCTTTATTTGGTGGAGGATCGTTTTTCTCTGGACCCTTTAATGATATAGCAACTAATCTTCTTTCATTAAACAATTTCATAATAGAAGCGTTTAGTGCGCCAACAGAACTAACATCTAGTTCTTTTTTTACATCCATACCTTTTTCTACGGCCCAAACATCACCTGGGTTCCACTTATCATCTTTTAATGGTTTAAATCCATTATTCTTATAAGCCATATTCTTTAATTGATATATTAAAGTCATGTACGGACCCGCGCGGTCGAAGACTTGACCTTTATGGATATATCCTTCTTTTGCTAACCATTTAGATATAACATACGAAGACATAATCCAGTTATCTGGTGCTTCTAATATTTGATCTGTATTAATGTCAATGTGTTTGGAACCATTATCTTTATATGCTTGTGCTATACGTGCTTCGTCAAAATGATCTAAATCATTACTCCAACCATCATCGACCATTGCACGCATCATACATGCGTTATGAGATTCGTTCCTTGCGGTATCTTTTGAACCAGAACCAGCGCCACCGGTTCCACCACCCATTACTTTAGATTTAGCAAGATCGTTTGATTTAATTTCCTGTCCATCTTTATCTGTAAGAGGAAATCCAGATCTGTCGTAATGGTCTGAATTTTTTTTAAAGTTTTGACAATGTGCTATGGCGTCATCAATGTATTCATCACCAACTTTAAACGTTCCACCTTTTGCAAGTTCCAAAGGAACTTTGTCTTGAATAAGACGCATAAGAATATCGATTCTAGCTTCACCCGTTTTGGAATTATTCTTTTCCAATTGTTGTTTGGTTAGCTTGACTGCTTCTTGTATAGTGAAAGTTTTAAAACGCATAAACATGTTTCCCATTTAAATAAAATTACATGTCTATTTATGCAATTTATTTTTCTGTTTCTTCGTAACCGTCAAAAAAAGGATTAGGTTTTATATTACCTTTGTTATCAAATGCAATAACTTTTATTCTATGTAGTTGTTCCACCGCGCGTTCTGCGCCAACTCTTAGACCTTTAATCCATATCTCTCTTCCTATTAGAACTGAGAATATGAGTAATATAAAAACTTGATATATGTTAAGCTCTATCATAAATTTTATAAGTTAGCTCCCAAACTTTTTTATTATATTGAGTGGTGAAGGAGACTTCCTTCTTAGAATGGTTTCTAAGTAAGGAGTCTGAGATTTCACGCATTCTATGTATGCACTCATATTCAGTTTCAAACGGACCTTCCGTTCCTTCATACTTGTGCATAATCAGAAGTCTCCTTCGTCAACTTGTAAAACTCTTAAGCCTTGTCCTCTCCACATATCAACTACACGTTGTCTATCATCAAGAACAAACCTAACGTTAAACTTATCTTTAATATGATTCTGATAGATTTCAAATTTAACAACACTGTCTTCTCTAAAATCTCTATCAGTCCTCATAATTAATTGGTCATAGTTTATATGATGTGCTCTTAACCACTCTTCAGTAAGTTCTCTGCATACATCATTACCCATTCTTCCAGTAACAACTAAAATGGTATAACCTTGATCTTCATACAATTGTACCAATTCAATAATTTCTGGAATAGGTAAATCGTTATGGACTTGGCTATAATCGTGATGTTCACGGATTTGGTTACCATCTGCATCGTAATGTGAAGCAATAGTTCCATCAATGTCAACTATGATTGCATCTCTTAAAGTATCTTTATCTGTCATCTTATAAATGTCTCCGCTAAATTCTTAATTAAAAATAATAAACCTGCACCATTTAGCATTATAAGTGCTCGGTCTTTCCATACGATACTAACCCATAACCATAAACTAATTCCGATTAAGGATAAGCATAAATCGTAGAATGCCAATTCTGGGATTCCACGAATTGAGATAGCCATTAAAACAAATAATGAGGCTATCCATTTAACTACCCAATCTGCAGTGTACTTTGGCGTTGCAGATTTAAAAATTCTTTTTGAATTCTCTAATTCTTTTTTATCAAACTTTGTCATTAATATCCCATTGTCATGTGTGAATATGCATCAGGACATTTATCAATCTCCTTTCCGCACATACATAGTTCTTCTTCTTCGATATCTACAGCACCAACCATATCTCTGATTTGTGCTTCAGTGTATCTTTGTTCTCCGTCTCTTACGGATTGTTCTGCTAATAACTTATAATACATATTTCTCCTTATCTAATGTAATCTGGACCGTATTGTCTCATTCCAGTAATTGTATAACCTTCTAGGATGTTTCCTCTTGCGTGGTTTAAAGCAGGAGCTTTCCAGCTTTTTGCCATAAGGACATCACCTAATTCAAAGTCTTCATGTTTAAGATTAATGAATCCCCATACAGAATCACCAGAACCTGTAGTTCTAATAACCTTAATAAATTTTTGACCTTTTTTCCAATCACATGACATATCACCAGCTAATCCTGGGTGTCTCATATCATGGGCGTTAACTATATCTTTACATAGTTTATCTAAAGCATCTACTAACAGAGTTGCTTGTTCTGTTGCTTGTTCTTTTGTCATAAAATATCTCCTTACTTTTTTATTTTATAGGACCATTATACCATAAAAAAGGGGGCTTTGTAAACCCCCTTTTCGTGACTTTTTCGTGACGATTAATTCACTTAAAATCGATAATGTAATCCAACAGAAGCGTGGTCCATAAACTCACCATGTCTAGATTC